TTAATATTATCAACTGCTTTTTTACCTAATCCAAGACTTTCTAAAAATCCATCAAAGAACGATCCTAGCATTTCTTTTACTTCTGGAGTTAATAAGAAGGGAATTGCTAAAGCTAATATAGCAGCTGTAGGAACTATGCTAGCAATACTCTTAGCTGCTCCGCCAACTAATTCTGCTCCTGCAGTAATTTTATCTGACTTACTTTCTTGTTCTGCTTCTTTTTCTTTATAGGCATTGCCGCCTGAGGCTAGTATATTGCCAATGCTTAATACTTTAATATCTGCTTTATTTTTAGTGCCAAGAACTGATTTAACTTTACCAATCATGTTCTCATATACTTTAAACTGTTCTACAAGTTTAACAATATTTTTACGAACTTGTACAGCATTCTTGGCTGCAACTACAGAAGACTTCCTAATTTGATCTGATTGAGCTTTTGTAGCAGACAGCATGAACCCGACGCTACCTAACGCAGCATCTTTTGCTTGATACATTGCTTGTGACTTATTATCTGCCATTTCCCCTGGACTTCAATCTTTCTTGTTCTTTTTCTAAAAAGTCTTTTAACATATCAACATAAAGATCTCGCTCAAAAGGCATCATACTTTCTATCTCTGTTAATGACCATTTATGGTGCTGAGCCAAACTAAAATTTAACGTATAGTAGTTGGCTAACGAGTTATGACTCAGCCCAATGTAAAAAAATCATTAAGAGTAGTCAAAGGTATGACTTTTTCATTTCCTAAACTATTTGTGTACTTTACTTCATAGTACAGCTTAGGCATTGTTGCAAAAAATTCTTGGATGTTTTTAAAAGCATTGACATCTAAAGATTGTATGAACTCATCTAAATCCTCTTTAGAATATTCTGACGCTACGTATACGGTAGTGCCTTCATTGATAGTAGCAATGGAGCTTTTTAAAACTTCAAAAAACACATCTAGCTCACCTTCTAAGTTTTTTAATGATGTAGCAAGATCTGCTTTTGGATATTTCATGTTTAGTGTAATACCATTTCCAACATCAATAATGTTAGTGTGATTAGGATCTTCTTTTATTTCTATTTGATCTAAATCCACTTCAACATCATATCGTTTTTCATCTTCCAAATCCCGATATGTCATATTGATTATATTATTAACTGACTTAGCTCTAATTTTAATAAACAAATATTCTAGATCAAATGTAGTTAATTGTTCAACATCCATTCCTTCTGTCAATATACAATTATTAATTACTTGTCGAATAGATAACACAACATCTTCCGGTTCTCCAGATGCTTGTGCAGTCAGTAATATTTTTTCCTCTTTAACAAGAAATGGTCTATATTTAATTGGTTGTTTTGTGGATGGTAATATCAATTCAAATATTGGATAACTAATTTTTGGCAACGGCATAATAACTCCTTAAAATAAACCTCTCAATGAACCTACAGCAACTTTACTATTATTAACAACATTAAGAATGTCGGCAACGTTGCCTGGTTTGCGAATTTTGGCAAGCGTTTGTATAGCAGTGCCTGCTTTCAAGAGTCGCTGAACAGGAGAAAGGTCTTCTCCGATCAAATCCTCAAGATTAATACTTATATCTGTTCTTTTCCAGTTATAATAAGAAAAAGTAACTGGAATGTTTACAATACTATCTGTCTGAGACCAATTAAGAGGAATGTCTCCCATAGCTACCGGAAACGCATCAAATAGCTTGATCTCCATTATTTTACGATCTACTTCATCAATGGCTGTAATAGTAATGTCGACGGCGTATTGGCGCTTATACTCCACTTCAAAAGGACGGACACCCCCTCTACCTATTCGTCCTCTTGGAAACTCATCAGACTTTACAATACTATTTAACCATGTGTAAAAAAACTTATGGACTAGTCCTGAGCCATCTCCATAAAACATCATCTGTTGATCTACAAAAGTTGGAAGATATGGTTTCTTTTCTGTGGGACCATATCCATAACGTCTTACATCGGAGGTTGCTAGCATCATGCCAGGAATTGTAGCAGCCTCTGTTAAGAATGGTAGAAGTATAGGTCCTATATCTCCTCGTAAAACAGGAGGATTAGGAATTGTAACATAAAAATGGTTGGGTCGTTGTAATCCATTAAGACCGTTAATGGTAGACCTAAATCCACTAATTCCTTTACGGACTCCTACTGGAAGTATATTACCCCCAAGTATAGAATCAATACCGTTTGTTATTTCGTCTGGTAGAAATTGCCGAAGTGCATTAGCAGCACCAGCTACATTTCTGCTTTTTGTAAAGAAGTCTGCGACTTTTGCCATATTATCTGCCTGTTATAATTCTTTTACTATCTCTATGAACTTTGGTTATTGTAGCGCCCTTGAAACTATGTAATGGTAGAAAGAGAGCAACGTCCCATTCATTAGGAGTAATGTATATAAATTTACTTTGTACCTGGTTATTTAGGTAGTATTTCACACATGGTCTGAAGTATCTGAACTTAGCGGATCCGGATAGTATTTCATATGTCAGCCTAAGCTTTGTCGTCTCGTCATTCTTAAAGTTATTGATTAGCTGATATAGATTATCCATTAACGTTGCGCGAAACATTAGGGGTAGGTAATGCATATTAATACCATAGAATCCTTCAGGAGTTCTACGAAATGGAAAGACTAAAGGAAATTTATCATGATATGGCAGTTTATCCTTGTGCTTGGGATCATACTTAAAAAGGAACATCTGACCCACTTTTAATTGAGTTCTTCCCCTATCTACGCCTTGTTGGATTATTCGTTGAGTGTTAACTTGCTGCACACCACTTGCTTTATCTCGTAGCCAATCGGTAGCATCAATAGCTTTATTTGTAATAATACCAGCTTGAGCAGCTTGTTTTAGTAATTTGTCGAATATTGCAATAGCCATTATTTAATTCCTAATTCTATTTCAGACATTATAATAAACTTCCATTTTTTATCAGCACAATATGCTTGAGCAGCCTTCCATTTGGCTTCGTTGATTCCATACGTCATCACTTCTCGAATATACTTTTTAGTAGGCTTGTTTGTTTTTGTCTTAGACACGGTTGGAGGAGTTATTTGATTTTTTGGCTTTACTTCAATTACAACAGTTTCGATTCCGCCCTCTATACTTTTCTTTTTAACACGGAAATCAGGAAAGTATCTATGTATTTTGTTATCAATTGGGGATATATAAGGAATACAAAACTCTTCGCTTGACCACTCAATAATGTCTGGATGGACGTCTAAATAGGACATAAGCTTAAGCTCCCACGAACTTCTGTATATTATGTTAGTAGGATCGCCTTTGTAACGACTAGGATTTTTGGGCTTAAAGAAACCTTTATAACTCATAGAAAATATTTATGCCAATAGAAGCAATAGATCTAACAAATCCCACAACTTTAAAATCTCAAGCAGAGCAATTGGCTGGCGGAGCTCAAAGTGTTATAAGTTCTGCATCGCAAACGGTTCTTTCTCCTTTAGATACAGCACGAGGAGTTGTGAGTGGCATATCAGGAAAACTAAAAGAAGCTGGAGCATCTGTTTCCGGCGCTGCTACTGCAGCTTATGCTCAATTGGGGGCTTTTGCCCCATCTCTAACTAAGTTTGTTGATAGCTTAGGTACAGCGGAAAAAATTAAAGACATCCGGCCAGAAGGAGCAAAAGGTAAAGTAACTAAATCTGCTGAGCAATTACAGTTCCCATTAGACTTAGGTCACTATTATATCAAATTTACGTTTAAAAGTGCCTATCAGGACGTTGCTATATTTCCCCGAAAACTATTGACTGAAGCTGTTATTTTCTTACCTCTTCCTAGTGAACTAAATGAACGCTATAGTGTACAATATGCTGAAAAGCAACTCGGAATGGCTGGTTTATTGGAGGAATCAGGTTTGCTAAAATCAGCTCAGGATACGCTAGGAGGCACAATGACTAAAGAAAAAGCTCAAGAAGCTGGCAGATCTTTAGGTAATATAGCAGGAGCTCCGGGAAACTTAGCTTACTTGGCAAGAAGTGGTATCAAATCGGTATCTGATAATGCAGGAGCTGCAATTGATCGTGTAACAGGATCTATATTGAATCCATATCAAGCGTTACAATTTCAAGGTATTGACTTGAGATCCCATTCCTTTAGATTTAGGTGTTCCCCTAACTCAGAAAAAGAAGCAGAGGCATTAAAGGCAATTATACAACAATTCAAAATCAGAATGTTGCCAGAGAAAAAAGGTCTTCTTTTTAACTTTCCAGACATATGCACAATAGAATTCCAAACAAGAAACATGCCATACTCATTTAAGAATTGTTATTTAAAAAGTATGGGTGTTAATTATGCTCCTCAAGGCGCTCCATCCTTTTTTAAAGGAGGCAAGCACCCAACAGAGGCTGAAATTAGTTTAGAATTTGGAGAAGTAGAACCAGTGACGCGTCAAGATGCTGAAAAAGGAGACTTTACAATGGAGGCAGGTACTAACTCAGTTAATAAAAATACTGATCCCCTTCCTTCTACAACCCAGACTCCTAAAGCAGCTCTTCCTCCTCGTAGTAGACCTTCCAGAGCTCCTGCTGCCAATCCGCTTGACCAACAAAACACTGTTAGCGGAGAATTTGGCGGCTAACGATGCCTAATTTTTAAATATCCAAACTATGTACAATTTATTTACTAAATTTCCTGTAATTTATTATAACGATAATCCTATCGTAAACATATTAGCCAAAGTTAAATTTAATGAATTAGCAAAAAAAACAAAAGCAATATATTATCCTTATACAATAGCAGAAGGCGAGCGGCCTGATGTTATAGCTGCTAATTATTATGACGATCCGAGGTATAGTTGGGTAATATACATGGCTAATGATATTGTCGACCCGTTATATGATTGGCCAATGACAAGCGAAGAATTAGATAAATTTATTATTGAGAAATATCAATCTTTAGAAAAAGCTAAAGAAAAGATTTTATTTTGGCGAGTTAATTATGTTGAGGATCAAACAATCTTAACGCCTTCTGGGTATGATGCCCTACCAAGCTATGCAAAGAAATATTTTACTCCTCGTTTTGGAGCAATGGATAGCATTGTAGCTTACGAACGTTCCCCATTAGAATTAATGGTAGATACAAACAAAATTCAACAACTAACTGTTACTTCCACAACAGGATTTGTCGAAGAAGAAAATATTGTACAGAGAACTTCTGGCACTATTACAGCAACCGCTGCTATTAAGCGAATCAGCAATACAACATTGATTGATGTATATAATGTAGTTGGAGCCTTTGCTAATACGGGAGGGTCTGTTGGAAATATTACTAGCCAAGCAGGATCCACAAACACTTCTCTTTCCTCCACTACAACTCTTGCAACTCCAATACCAGCAAATGAAGCTGTATATTGGACGTATGTTAGTGCTTATGATTATGAAAATGAAGTTAACGAACAAAAACGTCATATAAAATTAATCGACAGTTCGTACATAGATCAAATAGAAAAAGAATTAGATGAACTTCTATGAAGCAAATTGAACCAGGCGACATTAAGATAATTAGTATTAGGATTACTAATACCAATAAATCAGTTACTTTAGACATACGAGCTCAAACTATGTCTCTTTCTATTTTTGAAGATATAGAAGAGCCAACTGTGTATGCGGAATTAATGATGGTAGATAGTGCTAACTTAGTTAAGGATCTTCCAATCATTGGAGAAGAAGATGTGGAAATTTCTTACATTACTCCAGGAAGAGATAAGCCAACCAACTATAAACTTCGCACCTTTGCTGTAGATGGTACCGTAGCAAATCCAACCGGCAAGGCATCTGCCTATATTTTAAAATGTGTATCCCATGAGCATTTTACCAATAGCATTAAGCAAGTAGATAAAGGTTATAATAATACAGTAGCTGAAATGGTAGCCGATATTGTTGTTAATGAATTAAGTACTAAAAAGCCAACGATTGTAGAAACAACAAGAGGATTAATTCCGATTGCAATCCCTAAAATGAATCCTTTCCAAGCAATCGATTTTTTAAGACAAAAAGCCATAGCAAAAAGACCTTCTGGAGGCGTTTTTGTTTTTTATGAAAACCAATATGGATTTAATTTTGTATCTTTAGAAAAGTTAATTGAAGATGGATCCAAAACAATTAAATCTAAAGTCTTTACATACAGCCCCGATGTCATTTCTGATAAACAACGACAAGCATATGCCTTTCGCAATCTTCAACGTTATGAACATCTTTCCAAATTTGATACTATTGATAAGATGGCTGGGGGAATGTTTAAAAATACTGTACGTTCCTTTGATATGCTATCAAAGCAATTTGAAGAAGTATCTTTTGAGTTAAGCAAACAAGCTCATAAATTTGAGACTGGAGACAAAAGAGCAAAAATACCTAACACTAATAAATTACTAGAAGAAGCTGGACAAGGAGCTCCGTATTTTATGTTTGCTCCAAAAGACTCAAGTAAGGGTAATGATTTTGTTTCAGACTTAATGGGATATAGACACTCATTTGTAAAATTATTTAACCAAAACGTTACTCGGTGTATGGCTTATGGAGATAATTACTTGACAGTAGGAGATATGATAGAATTAAATCTGCCCGACACATCAGGAACCACAGAGAAAAAAACTAATGATAATCGTTTCTCTGGAAAATATATGATCACTAAGCTACGTCATATTATTACCCAAGAAGATAAAAAATTTAAACATAATATAGCATTTGATTGTAATAAGATAGGATTTAACGCATGACAACAAGACACATAGGCGAAGAAGGGTTTAGATGGTTTCTTGGAGTCGTAGAAGATAGAGAAGATCCTTTAAAACTTGGTAGAGTGCGTGTAAGAATTTATAATGTACACTCCCAAAAACAGAGCCGTGTTGATACAGCAAGTCTACCTTTTGCTACTGTGATGAGTTCAGTTACTGGTGCCAATCATAATAAGGTCGGTCAAGCCCCATTAGGTATACAAGTTGGTACTACTGTCATTGGATTTTTCATGGATGGAGAAGATGGCAACAATCCTGTGATTATGGGAGCAATTGCTGGCATACCTGGGATTAACGTAGACAACCATGATGTTCCGCCAGAAGCTCGAGAAATTAATTTAATTAATAAGGCTCAGCTAGGTCCAGAACCAGGTTCTGCATACAATGCTAAATACCCCTATAATAAAGTAATTCGTACCGAAAGTGGACATGTAATTGAGCTAGATGATACACCAAACTTTGAGCGAATTCATTTATACCATAAGTCTGGCACTTATGTGGAGATAAATGAAAACGGACAATACGTATCTAAAGCAGCTGGTAATCGTTATCAAATAACTGCTGGCAATGATGTTGTGTATGTTCAAGGCAATGTTACTGTCGACATTAAGGGAAATGCTAATATTAATGTTGATGGCAGTACGATGTTAAAAACTCCACAAGCTACTGTAGACGGAAAAGTGACGATAACAGGCGATACGTTTGTAGAAGGTACCCTTCATGTTGCAAATATAACTGCTACAGGAGGAACAGCTTCTTTGCAAGGATCGTTTAATGTTTCAGGAGGAGTAGATGTTTCTCAGGGAGTGGAATGTCAAACTGTAAATACTTTATCAATTACAGCGGCAGAATACAACGGATAATAAATGGCTGTTATTAAAAAAACTCGACGGAATACTCAAACAGCTCGTGTAGAAGAGATATATTCAGATCTCACGACGCCTTTTTATATTAATTCTAATACTTTAGATTTAATTGTAGAAACTAATGAGGATGCTGTAAAAGCTTCTATTAAAAATATATTACTTACGGATCGAGGCGAGCGATTTTTTAATCCTATCTTTGGTGGAAACATACGTGCCCTATTGTTTGAACAGATGTCTCCTCAAACAGAAAGCTTAGTAAGAGACTATGTTGAGGAAGCTATAAACAACTTTGAGCCTCGTGCTAATTTAATTGAAGTAATTGTCACAGTATTAGAAGAAGCAAATGCATATGCAGTAACCATTGTTTTTAGTGTAATAAATAAATCAGACCCAGTTACATTAGAAATATTACTTAACAGGACACGCTAATGGCAAATACAAGCGTTAGTTTAGTTGGTCTCGATTTTGAGACAATTAAAACAAATTTAAAAAATTATCTTAAGAGTTCAAGCTCTCCTTTTCAGGATGTGGACTTTGAGGGATCCAACATTAACCAATTGTTGGACGTACTATCTTACAATACCTATCTAAATTCTTATTATCTTAATATGGTAGGTAGTGAGATGTTTTTGGATACAGCAGCATTAAGAGACAGTGTCGTGTCTCATGCTAAAGAATTAAACTACGTGCCTCGATCTTTTAGATCAGCGGAGGCTCAAATTTCTTTTACAATTACTCCATCAACATCTGTATCAGCGTTAATAGTTCCAAAAGGAACATCCTTCACTTCCAAAGTGGGTAGCAACAATTATTCTTTTACTACAAATGAATCTTCTGTTCTAACGCTTAGCAACAAT